CATTTTTCTCCTTTTAACTTGTAAACATAGGTGTACATTCCGCCGGAGATCTTCAATGTCTTCCGGGCGATCGGGACAGTGACGCCCGTCCCATGGAAATAACCATACAGCCTGTCCCCGATGTCGCCTTCCAACTCAGCGTCATTGGCCTGCATGTTTTTGTAGCTTTTCAACTCATTCAGACGTTTGGTGCCGTACTTGATCAGATCTTCCTCAGACTGAGCAGAAGAGTAATCAAAATAAGCCTGACGCTCTCTGAAGCCGGTGAAGGTCTTTGTCCGTGAGATAACGCCTCTGGCATTGGTGTACAGATCTACACGCATCCTGTCCTGCAGCTTGCCGGAGCCCATGCAGATCAAATGGTTGATTCCCATGTTGTCGTCCGTATAGGTCAGGGTCAGCTGTGAGTCTGTGTTGTAGACCGTGTCAAGCGTTACCGCCGGCACAGCCTCAACAGTGACCTGTATAGGAGCTCCTGCAGCAGTCTTGTCAGCATGGATATAGAGCTTTGCATCCACCGAGTCCAGCATGGCCATCAGGCCGTCCAGAACGGTGATGTACAGCGCAAAGGTATAACTGCTGATCGTGATACCGCTGGATCTTGTGGGGACATTAAAAAAGCCGCCCAGAATGGTGGACAGCAGGTTTCTGATCACGGTATTGGCGTCCTGATTCTGGACAGTATAGTAGTCCTGCCCGGAAGGCGGGCAGATGATCCACTGGGACAGGAGCCCCCGCCACGTCCATGCCTTGTAAGACACTGTCTGATCATCGTCGGAAGCCTCTTTAACAAATTCAAAAAGGCCGCCGAACTCAGTGCCCGGAACATACAGGCCGGCACAGCCGTCGGGGAAATCCCCTGTAAAAGAGAGTGAATTGCTGGCCACGTCGCTGGAGCCGACTTCAAAATCGCCGTCGAAGTCGGCAGGCCCCAGCTCATGGCGGGAGGATGTAAGCATGATCAGCCGGTTATCCATTCGGGTTCACTCCTTTCTTTGTAGACCGTCAGCTCTATGCCGTAGGTCCGGGCATAGCCGATAGCGATATCTCCGGGCGGGATCTTTTTGAGGATGGAGCCGGCAGGGTCCCTGTAATCAAAAACGTTGATGACAGTCTGGCCGGCCACCAGATACACCCGTCTGTCCCACGGCTGCGTACTCCGGGAATCGATGATCAGGACCTGACCATCTTCCACCGAATAATTGACCTTATACTGGTTTCCAGCAATGTTAATGGTCGGGTTTACAGCAGGGCCGTATATGATCATCCGGAAGTCCGACGGGGCATAATGGTTGATACCCATGTGAGGGGCTGCCAGCTCCACCTTGTAGCTGTAGGGGTAGCCGTATCCAAAATTCTCGCCCTCAGTATCGATGTAGGCTTTATCCGTATCCAGTGCCGTGTGATCGCTGACCGGGGCGATACTGATGGCCTGCTCCGTGTACCAGAAGGGCACGGGGCAATAGAATTTGACCTTATTGATCGTCCGGTCAGGCCGGTCCTTGTCAGGCTCCACCGACGACTCAGTGACGTAGCTTCGAATATATGAGTTGCCCCATCTGAGCGTTCCCGGATTCTGGTTAAAGCAGTCCATATCAATGGCGCTGTGGAAGCCATTAAGCGCTTTCCGGCGCTCGTTGGCGGTACCCTGGAACATGATCTTAGCTTCATATTCCAGGGCTTTTTTCTGCATTTTGTTAATCCTTACACCGTACTGGCGGGCGGTGGTATCAGGCGCCCATTTCCAATCGTGGAAGGCGCCCTGACTGATCCGGCGGAACCCCTTAGCCATGAGGTCAAATTCGGTGCCGTCGGACGCTGTGTATGAGATATTTATCAGGCCCATGCCACCGACCCTCCTCTCATGTCTCTGACTGTTCTGCCGACCTCTCTGCCGTCCAGATAGATGCCCAGGTTGGCAGATTCCATACCTTCTTTTACAGCGTTGTACAGGTTTCCACCTGACAGCTGATTCAGAGCATTGACCAGACCGCCGTCAGAGTTAAAGGTCTCTGTCATCGGCGACATGGTATCTTTGACAGCCGCCTCGATTTCTCTGGACGAATCCAGGATACCGAGAGCAAGGCCCTTGCCCCACATCTGGCCGATTTCAAACCGGGCAACCTTTGACGGGGACGCGATACCGGCCTCATCTTTACCTGCATTGATACCTTGCCTGACAGCTGACCGGGCCGCGCTTATGATCCAGCCCACGCCGTCAGAGATACCATTGGCAAGGCCTCTTGCGATATTCTGGCCTGCACTGTAAGCGTCGTCTTTTGCATCATTCGCCGCGTCTGCCAGTGCGCTGGCTTTTCCGCCTGTGTTCTTTGCGGCAGTGCTGACACCGCTTTGACCATCTTTCAGGCCGGATGCCAGCTTGTCAGCTACGCCTTTGCCGGCGTTGTAGGCAGGTGTCTGCTGGAGCACAGCGGCGTTTACAAGCTCTTTTGTCATCTCGCCGACGGACCGGGAGTTGGTCTGTACAAGTCCTATGCCGGACCGGATACCGGTCGCCAGTCTGGTAGACAGCTGCAGGCCGGCATTATTGGCAGGTCCCTGATAGCTGTTCGTGGTGTTGATCATGGTGACGGTGATACGTCCGACCTCGCTTGCAGCTCCCTGCACCGCTCCGATGCTGGACCGGAGACCGGACCCAAGGGACACGCCCATCTGCCTGCCGGCAGCGTTAAGTCCGCCGCCTGCGTTCTGGACCTTTGCGGTCACCCCGGTAACAACGGAGTTTGCAAGCTGAGAGCAGGCTGCGTCAACCACACCAATTCCATTGATCATACCGTTGGCAAGGCCCTGATCCATGTTCATACCGGATTCTTCCATTTTCCAGGAAGGGGAATGTACGCCGAGGGCCGCGTTGGCTCTCTCGATGACATCCACGCCCATGGCGTCGGCGGCGTCCCCGGCCTGAGCGGCTGCGGACTCAATGCCTCTGGCAAGGCCCAATGCCGTCTCTGCTCCGGAGGTCTCCATGATCTCGCTGATGCCGTCCATGGAGTTGGCAATGTTTTCAGCGCCGGAATCCATGAGGTCCTGACCCCACTGATCCGTCATGCTCTTCATGTCTACTGACTGGGCCCACAGGTCATTCGCCTGGGCGAACTCTTCGTCAGACATGTTAACGAAGGCCTCAACATAGCCGGAGCCTTCCGGGCCCATTTCGGCCAGATGCTGCAGCAGATCCTGATTGATACCACGGTCGGCCAGCTCGGCCATATTGCGCTCCCAGTTGGCCACGCCATCAATCTGGCTCTGCATGTTGGACAGGAGCGTTTCGGTAGAAATCTCAGCCCCGCCGTTGAACTCTTCAAACATGTTCATCTGAGACTCAAGGGCCTGCTGGGTGCTGTCCACAAGACTTGTGACAGCGTTGGCAAAATCAGCGGCTGTCTGCTGCTGTCCTGCTGACAGGTTGCCCCATGCTGACAGGGCCTGCTCAGAGACCTCAATGGATGCCTGCTGAGTAGCGTTCCCGGCTTCCTGGGCAGCCGTCTGGGCTTCGGTGGCAGCGGTGAGCTCACCGTATTTGTTCATGTAGGCGTCAGCTTTCGCTGTTGCCTCTTCGGTGAGGCCGTTTGCTTCCTCAATGGCAGCGTTGGCCTCTTCCTGTGCTTTGTTGTTATCGCCCAGGGCTGTCCCGATCAGGTTCAGCGCTTCAAAGACCGTCATCTGCTGGCCGTTATATTCGACAAGCTCATCGGCGTTCTTGCCCAGGAGCTCCAGCTGATCCTCTTTCAGCTTGTTGCCCTCTTCCTGCAGGGCGTTGAGATTTGTCTCAGCGTCGGTGACAGCGATCTGCGCCTCGGCTACCGCCTTGTAGGCGTCAGAAGCGGCGTCATAGTACGCCTGAGCAATCTGCATCTGCTTCATTTTCTCGATGTAATCATCGATGGCTTCCGCAGATTTGTTCAGCTTTCCTGTATGTTCGTCGATTTTAAGATTGAGAGATGGATATGTTCCATTCAGCTTGCCGATGATGTCGGACATCTCGGCCTGCTCGGCAGCTGTCAGCTCTGACTTGCCGGCAAGGTCTTTCAACCGGTCTGCCAGCTTCTTTGCCTGCGTGGCGCTTCCTTCGGCGGCGGCTTTGGAATCGTTGAAGCCTTTGTTCATGCCGTCCAGAGACGACTTGACCTTGTCATTGGCTTCCTGTGTGGCCTTGGTCATCTCCTTCATCTCCTGCGTCACAGGAGTGATGGCCTGCGCCGATTCCTCAACACCTTTCCGAACGATCGCCACAAAAGCGCCGATTGCCACCGTAGCCGCCGTAACAGCGGTAATGATCGCAAAGATGGGATTTACAGCCATGGACGCTGTCCAGAGAGCCGTCACGACCGAAGCCGCCTTGACGCCGATGCTGTAGGCGGCTACCGCTGCCACAAGAGTACCCAGACCCAGAGCAATAGCAGTGATTCCACCGACCACAGCGGGATGCTCTTTGATAAATCCCTGGGTTCCATCCGACATATCAGCGATGGCATTATAGACATCCTCCAGAACCGGATTAAGCTCCCCACCCACAACAGAGGCAAGGTTCTTCATGGAGTTGGCCATCCGCTCATGGGCGTGCTGTGTGGTGCTCTCCATGATGCCGTATGCCTTAGATGTAGCGCCGGCGCTGTTGGTGACCCTGTCCAGATTCTGCCGGAACTGCTGCAAGCCCTGATTGACGATGGCATTGGCCGCCTTGCCGGAAGACTGCTGCTGCCACAGCTGCATCATGGCTTCTGCGTCGTTTCCGCAGGATTCGTAAAGGATTTCCAGAACATCGGCAAGGGAATATCCCTCTTTCATCAACTGGCCGAAGGACTTGCCGG